ACAGGAGGGGCAGCAGGAGAGCCGCGAGATTGAGGGCCGTCCGATAGTCTTCGGCGTGCGCTCGGTCAACCTCACACCCTGGAGCTCCACACGCAAGGTGTATGAGATTCTGGAGCCTGGCTGCATCAGCCGTGAACTTCTGGCGAAGTCCGACGTGATCCTGAATCTTAACCACTCGAACATGGTGCCCGACGTGCTCGGACGTTTCCGCAACTCGGACAAGGACACCCTATCCCTTGAACTCCGTGGCGACGGCATCGACTGCCGCTGCGACCTGCCCCACACCAACAACGCCAACGATGCGCTGGAGCTGATGAAGCGCGGCGACATCACCGGCATGTCCTTCGCCTTCGAGGACGACTGGGAGGACTCGGAGAACGGCGTGAGCTACGAGAAGACCAACGACGTGGAGGACGGCAAGGAGGTATGGCTGCGCCATGTGAAGAAAATCACCGGCCTCTATGATGTCGCCATCGTCACCCACCCAGCCTACGAGCAGACCAACGTCGGACTGCGTGAGGCATCGGAGGCTATCGACAAGGCGATTGAGGAGCAGCTGAAGCGTGAGCAGCATCAGGAGACTGAGGAAGAAAAGCAGGCACGCGAAGCCAAGGAACGTGAAGCCAACGGCGGCGAGACCAACGCCGAGAAAGCCGAGCGTGAGGCACGTGAAGCCAAGGAGCGTGAAGCTAACGGTGGCGAAACCAATGCCGAGAAAGCAGCCCGTGAACAGCGTGAGAAGGAGGAGCAGGAAGCCCGCGAACTGGAAGAGCAGGAACAGCGTTTCCGTGAACAGCAGGCCATGCGTCTGCGTGCCCAGCACCGCCGTCGTGAAATCGACATAGAATCACTTATTTATTAACCAATAAAAACGTTTTTATCATGGCAAAAATGACAAAAGCAGACATCCAGAAGCGTCAGGCCGAAATCCTGAACAAGCTGGACGAGATGGACGAGAAGACCAACGCACGTGAGGCTAAAATGCGTGCCCTCACTTCTGAGGAGCAGAAGGAAGAGCGTGAGAAGCTGATGGCTGAGCAGCGTGCCCAGGACATCGAGTACGATGCACTGGTACGTGAGAGCGCAGGTCTCTCTACCCGTGCCAAGGCTATGGCCTCTGGTGCCGAGCTTGCAGCCATCAATACCCGCGAGGACAAGGGCAAGGAGTTGCGCGAGATGATTGCCGACTGCTTCACTCACAAGCGTGCAGCCAACGCCACCACCATCCTCGCCAACGCCGTCACCACTGGTGCCGACCAGAACACCACCGGCAACCTCGATGCAGGCGGCTTGATTCCTGTGGAGATTCAGCCTATCATCGACACCAAGGTTCCCGGCATTGAACTGCCCGACGACCTGAAGATGTTGACTGGTGTGACTGGCACACAGGTTATCCCTTACTCTATCAACGACGTGAAGTTCACCATCGAGGGTGAGGTGACCAAGGTGGCTGAGCAGAAGCTGGACTTCGCCAACATCAAGACCAACCCGCAGCGTGTCGCTGCATCTGTTCCCGTCAGCCGTCGTGCCGTCGCTCAGGCTGCATTCGACATCATCGCCTTTCTGACCTACAAGTTCCAGAAGGGTTGGGCCATCTTCCGTGCTCAGCACGTCTATGGTCACGGCGATTTCGACAAGCTCGACATGCCTTTCGCTAAGGTTGACATCGTTGAGCTGACTCTCGACGAGAACATCGGTAAGAACATCGCCAAGGAGATTGCCAAGATGTATGACCTCGGCTTCGAGGGCGACCCCGAACTCATCATGGACAAGACCACCGAGGTTGACCTGAAGTTCACGAAGCTCATCCCCGGCACCACTGACTCGAACCGCACCGTCGTGCAGGATGGTCAGTGCGTAGGCTACCGCTACAAGGTATCTCCGTACATCGACTACTCGTTCGACGAGAACGGCATCGGTACGAAGGACTTCGCTGATCCCGACACCAAGAAGATTCCTATCCGCTACATCGGTATCGGTCACTTCGGCTACCTGAACGAGCAGGTATATGCTGATGGCATCGAGTTCAACGTGGACGGAACCTCTCAGGAGAACTTCGACCGCAACGTGATTGCCCTCGGCATGGGCCTCGACTACTCTCTCGTAGAGATGTCAAGCAAGGTCAACGGCGGCAACGGCTCCGGCAAGCCCCAGGCCTTCAAGCTCATCAAGCTCATCGAGCCCGCATCTTCTAACGAGATCGGCAACTAAAAACTCTCTCAACTCTTCTCGGATTATAGTTCCGACCAGCGGGCACTCCGATGCACCAGCAACAGGTTGTTGCCCGCTGGTTTCTAAAGAAGAGGATACTCAACGAATAATCAATAACCAGTCACAGACGTACCAATCATGTCACTGATAACCGACAAGGTATTCTACAATGCTCTACGGGCGAGTGCTGCTCTGATGGAACGGGTTGGAGGTCGCATCGAGTCGACCACCATCCCCGTTCCTGACGACCAGCTCAACAACGAGCCCGTGCCTTACATCATCATCTCCTTCGACGGTCTTCAGAACGAGGGCTACACCAAGGACAACTCCTACGAGGGGATGACCGACAAGGTGAAGGTGAGCGTGGAGGTAGCGGCACAGACACGTGACGAGCTGGGCGAGATAACGCAAGCCATCCGTGATACCGTGATAGCGTATTTCGAGGACACGGATGACCATGCGTGGGACGACTACGACTACGTGCCGAACAATTACACGTTCTCCGCATCGCCAGTCGCATACGACAGCATGAAGCCCTGCTATTATCAGACATTGACCTACGACTGCGACACAAATCCGTAATACGACTATGGGAACAATCAAAGGACAAAACCTTCGTGTGATGGTAGGCGGCAAGTGCGTCGCCATGGCGACCAGCTGCCAATTCCACATATCAGCCCAGCTGGAGGATTCATCCAATAAAGACAGCACGGGCGACTGGCAGGAGCAGGATGTGACAGGTCTCTCATGGGACGCTCAGACCGAGTCTCTCGTCACCCTTGAGGACAACGGCACCAACGGCGAGCTGCCACAGGACTTGCTCTCTCTGATGATCAATAAGACCAAGGTGACACTCACCTTCGACCAGACGGCAGGTGCCAACAACCGTGTCGCACAGAACAGTGTCATCAAGAAGTCAGGCAACGCGTGGATTTCAGACATCCAGATAACCGCTGCCAATCGTCAGAACAGTACCGTGACCGTGCAATTCCAGGGTACCGGTCCTCTCGCATAGAAAGCTACTTCTCTCTGAATTTCTACTTGTCAGACCCCGCCGCTGTCATTGGCGGCGGGGTTTCTTAATAAGAATAAAAAAAGCAAAACAACTATGGCAACAGTAAAAGGTCAGAACCTTCGTATATTCTTGAGGTCAGCGAACCCCGGTCCATCGGAGACACCCCTGTGTATTGCGGCGGC